CATGGGCGATTACCCATGCGCAATTATTGCCCAGCGACGATTGGCTCTGGTAAAACGATCCCGTTGACAGCAATGAAGTTGTCGTATTTCATTTTAAATAAGTTTTTTTTAGTCGTTAAGCATTTTAGAACAGTGACAGTCTGTATATTCTCTGTCAAACAGTTACTATCTGTTATAACTTAGTATGTGTATAAGAGAAACCTATTTGCACACTAAATATTTAAATGGAATGAGTGATGGTGTCACCCTATAAAAACACTCCCTCTATTAGCGAAACTCCTATCGTTTCTAGAGTTGTATTAATGTGGAGTCAAATATAGCACGTCATAGCATATTAGAGGAGAAATCCAGTGCACCCGTGGAGGCTACTTTGGCGAAATGGCGGAAGAGTTAGATTACTAACGATTCCATTTCGGTATATGTAGTTTATTTGTTTTAATAAAGTCTGACAAACTTTATTGAGCATACGGATCCGAGGCACCATTGATGTACCCTATGTTTGTACTGCTTACTCGTGAGGGTCGACTAAGCAGAAAGGGATATGAATTGAATTATCTTCATATCCTGTACCCTTTGCTTGGAAAGGACAGATCCTTTCTATTTATTTTCAATGTCAATCTTTTGTCGTTTTCTGTCGTTATTGTCAATTTTGTCTATTTTGTCAATTTAAATAAATAAGAATGTCGCTTTCAAAGAGATTATCTACAGATTATCAGGAGAAGATTAATAATTCGTTTGTAAAACAGAATTTGGCAAAAGAATTTTTGGAAAATTTGGAATTTTCAAGAAACCATCCACTATATGATGATTGGAAGGAGTGGAAAGAAGTTGTATCATCCTATTATTCAAAAGAAACTGGATTATTCCAAAAAATTTTGTTCGATTCTAGTGCTCCAACTTTATCTTGTCTTTTTGATCATACAGCAGATGGCAAGGTTATTCACGATGCTTATTGTATTGGCGTTTGTGTACGTATGTGGAAAGGTATACACAAACTTGAAACCAAAAATAGGTTATCCGAGATTTTGTATAGTGGGAGAAGGTTTTATCCTGGAGACAACGATTTGTTTGGAACAGTAACGTCTCGTTGTCCTTGTGTAATGGATTATTGGAATAATGATCAGGAAGAATGGAATAGTAACTATCCCTATGAAAATTGTAAATTCCAAAGAGAACATATTTTGAATATTTTTCTTTCTTTAATTGTCCATTTGAGTAAAAATCAGAGTAGGAGATACCGTAAATATTATCGTAAATTGGCTAGAATTATCTATGTCTTACCATTACGATTTTTGCTTGATATAGATATTAATGCTTCGAATGGATTGGGTGATTTATTATTTAATCCCATGAAAGTCATTGCCCCAGGTAGAAATTTGTTGCGACAAATTTATGAGCGAGGGTTTTTCGATAAATTTTATGTTAAAAACCATCGCGATTTACCTTATTGGTTTGAACAAATGAAACATTTTAGGAATAATCCATTTCAGCAAAGTGGTACGAGTCAGAGCGTAAGTGCCACTATGTTTGATGAAATTGCACAATTAGTTTCAAGTTTTCCTCAACAACAATCGTTTCCAAATATATTTTTAAAACATGAACTTAAAATTTCAGATGAACAATTTACCAAATTTGAAGAAACAGTAGAGCGTACCCATTTTAATTTTATGCAAAGTCTGAAATATGCTTTAATTGATTCGGCGAAGGAAATGATGATTTTATTTGTTTTTGTTGCTACAGTTGCTATGTTGGGTTATACAGTTGTTAAATATGGATTACAAACGATTATTACAACGTTGGAATTATTGTATAAAGTTACGATTGGTAAATATTTTGAAACATCTGTTGAAACGCGTATAGTACAGCAAGATGGAGGATTATCAATACCGTTTTTACCCTCGTTGGTTGTTAATAATGTTATTGCGCCGCCGGCGAAGATATTGTCAAGTGTGTGGAATAATCCACAGACAGACCGAATCATGCGACGAATTGGCTATCTTGGAGACCCAAAAATTTCTCGAGGAGTAGATAAGGTGACTGAGTGGTTACAACAAGTTATTATACAAACAGTTAATTGGTATAAAGAAGTTATATTAGGTTTAGCTCCGCAAGAAGATATTGATACTGAGTGTTCTCCTGTTTTGAAGTGGTATAATGATACTGATGAGTATTTTAGGTTGTATTATTCAGGAGAGTTGAAATGGAATGATATGAATTGGTCAATTCTGATGAATTTGTATGGTAGAGGTATGGCATTAATTCGTCAGAATGTTTATTCAGAATTTAAGCAGGATATTTGGAAAATAGTTTTTAAGTTGGGTAATCTTCTTGAAAAATTTAATAGCCATGGAAGAACAGGAAATTCAATTCGAAACCCTCCAGTTAGTATTTATTTGGCAGGAGGAACTGGAGTTGGAAAGTCATCAGTTACCTATCCCTTGGCAGCAGAGATTTTACGAGGTATTTTCCAACGTGAACCTGCTGGGGTGGATTTGGCGAAATATTGGAAAAATCTTATATATATGAGATGTCCAGAGCAAGAGTTTTGGGACGGATATGAAAATCAGCTTGTAACGATCTTTGATGATTTTGGTCAATTGGTAGATACTTCGGCATCCCCTAATTTGGAGTTGTTTGAGATTGTGCGAGCTGCAAACTCTTTTCCTTATCCTCTGCATATGGCATCTCTTGATCAAAAAGCGACAACTACTTTTAATTCGAAGATTATAATGTGTTCTTCTAATTTGGATCAACCTAAAACTGCTTCTTTAAATTTTGAGCAGGCTTTATTTCGTAGGTTTGATGTTTGTGTTAAGGTAACAAATAAGCCGGGAGTGGAAAGAGTTCCTGGCAAGTTTGATCCTTCAATTTACGAATTTCAATTGTATGATATGGCCACTCAAAATTTGGGAGAGTTTATTAGTTATAAGGATTTGGTTTATATGGCAGTAACTAAATACTTTGAAAGGAAGGGTTTTGTTGACACTATGGATGATTATATTACATCCATGTTAAACAAAAGTGAAAACCCATCCCAACAAAGTTTAGGAACTGCTTTAGGTAATACTGTATGTAACATTAAGTCTGGAATTAAGAATACTATTAATTATGCTTATCAAAATTATTACGATTTTCAGGGAGCAATGTGTGGTGAATTGCAACATAGATTTATGATTGAAATTCGTCAAGCATTGGAGTCTTTTAGATATAAATTAATGAGAGTTGAATCTTCTTGGAATAATTTTAGGTTGGAACATAAGTATATTTATAAAGCATTAAAGTTTGTAGGTATAGTTACTTTAATTTTTGGAGTTGTTAAATTGTATAATTCTATGACAACAAGCTCAAAGAAGGAGAAATTTATGAGTATGGATCAATTTGTTAAATCTGGAAATAAAATTCAAAGCGAAGCATATGTTGCTCTAAAAGTTAAAAATCCTAAAGTTGAGGGTTATGCTGTCACAAATGTTAAGAATCCTAAAGTTGAATTAATGTGTAAGCATGAATATGATGTTAATGGATGTTCTGACATTTGTGTGATAGATAATTCTCAATGTGAGATTTGTTGCGATGATAAGGTTAGCCAGGATAGATTATTTGGACCCAAACAGGAAGCTTATGTTCAACCAAATGTTAAAAATCCAAGAGTTGAAGGATTATTGCCTATAACTCCTACCTATGTTTGCGAACATGAATTTTCTACTAAATTTAAGTTAAATCCCTTTAGACATTATTTCCTTAAGATAAATCCCACCTGCAATAAATGTGTTCCTGAAAATCCCCAACAGGAAGGAGTGAGGGATGTTAATGCAAGTGAGATTTTGGCTAAAATTATTAGGTCTAACTTTTATAAGATATATTCTGTTGATAAGGATGAGGCAATTGGTCATTGTATATTTTTGCGTGGTCAGATTGTCATATGTCCTCGCCATTATGTAGTGGCTTTTCAGCGGTTGCAAGGAAATGGTGGAAGTAATAGAATATATCTTAAGAATGTTTTTGTTAAAAGGAGTTTTGAGATTGATGTTTCTGAAATTTTGGAAAAGGCTTTTTATTATGAGTCTCCTGAGGAGGGTACTTTACCGGTTTTGAGTAGAGATTTAATGGCTTTTCCTGTAACAACAGCAACTTTCCATTCGAATATTGTCCCTTTCTTTGCAGATAAGAATTCTTTGAATTATGTTAAGGGGAGTGATGTAATGATGCCAGTCCTTATAAATAATAATTTGAAGGACTCTGAGAGAGCTATAGTGGCCTTTAGATATGCTAAAGGGCACTCTAGTTTGGTATCATTACCAGAACAGGCAATAGATAATGAAAACGGTTTAACCGTTAGGATCATCAGAAATATGTGGAATTATTCAATGGATACTCAACCATCTGAGTGTGGTGCTCCACTTATTGTAAGAAATGTTAATATTGGACCAGGTAAAATTATAGGACTACATGTTGCTGGACATCATAATGGAAGTGGTTATGCTACTCCTGTTTATAAGCAGGATGTGGAATATGTTTTATCTAAATTTAATCCTTATGATAGTGTGGAGTTTCGATTGAAAGGTAAATATGGTGAGTATCCAATTCAACAATGTCAGGTGCCAGAAGAAGCTGAATTTATTCGTATAGGATCAGTGGAGAGACCGGTAGCTCAACCAACTAAGTCAAAGATTGAACCTTCGCCACTGTTTAATAAAATTAAGGATGTGGAAACTCGTCCCTGTCTTTTACGAACAACTCAAATAAATGGGGAAGAATTTAATCCTAGAACTTATAGGTTGGGTAGACTTGGTAATATTCCACAGTTTATTCGAAATTTAGAGGTTGACTTAGCCGTCCAAGCGTTAGTAGACGATATAAGCGACAATATAAAACAGTTTGATTTTGGACCTAATATTAAGCCTAGATATAGTTTTGAAGAAGCAGTTGTTGGAATTGATGGAGAGGAATTTATAAATTCTATTAAGCGTAATACTTCTCCGGGTTATCCATTTGTGCATCTCAAAGGATTTGAAAATAGAAAGACTATTTTTGGAGATGATGAGAAGTGTAATATGGATTTGCCTCAGTGTAAAATTATGCAAGCACGTGTGGAGTCCATTATTGATATGTGTAAGCAAGGAGTTATTACTGAACATATCTTTATGGACACCTTAAAAGATGAGCGTAAACCTCTCCATAAGTCCCATAAGACTAGGTTATTTTCTGCAGGACCATTAGATTATTTAATAGCATGTAAAATGTACTTTAATGGTATTGTCGCGGTTTTGCAGAAGGCAAGAAATTATTCTGGTATTTCTGTGGGTACTAATGTTTATAGTCAGGATTGGTCAGTTATTGTACAAAGAATTCTTTCTAAATCTCCCAACATAATTGCTGGTGATTTTGAAGGTTTTGATGCCAGCCAGTCACAGCGATTATTGATGGGAGCTGGAAGAGTTCTTATAGAGCTATCAAAGAGATTTTGTGGTACAACAGACGAAGATGCTTTTGTTATGTGGTGTTTACTTATTTCTTTGTTTAATTCTGTACATATAACTGGAAAGGAAATTTATCAATGGACTCATTCTTTACCATCAGGACATTACCTTACTGCTGTTATTAATTCAATTTTTGTTCTGGTGTCATTTTGTGTGGTATGGCAGATTCATAAGAAAAATGCATCATATGTGTGTGCTAGGCGGTTTTACAAAACGTGTGGTAAAGTAGCGTATGGCGATGATCATGTCATATCCGTTCCACAGAATGAACCAGATTTTAATCAACAAACTTTAATTGGATTATTTAAGCAGATAGGTTTGAGCTATACAATGGAAGATAAAGACGCTGTTGCTTCTTCGGCTTTTCGTAAAATTACCGAAGTTAGTTATTTAAAGAGGAAATTTGTTTTTAATAAAGATTATCAACAATGGTTATCTCCTTTAGATTTAAAAACAGTATTAGAATCTCCCATGTGGCTCCATAAATGTCCTGACCCTATTGATCAAACTAAAGCTCAAATCGATAATTCACTTAGAGAATTGAGCTTGCATGATGGAGAAACTTGGAATAAATGGTACCCTGTGTTTGCGAAGTGTGGAAAACAAATTGGACACTATACAGAATTTGTAGACCATGCAGAAACGCGAGCGGAAGTACTTTTGAATTAGGCCCCTAAGATGTGATCTTTGCTCGAATAGGTTAAAATGACAGTTGTTAATATTTGAGTAGATGCTATTTTAGGAAGGACGTTAGCTATTAAGCTTTACCACTCAGGATGCGTCAAGGCAGCCCCTTAATATCCAGAGAACCTGTCTAGGAAAGTTGCATTCGGTTGTGCATTTTCTGAAATTACCCATGACCGGC